ATAAGGGCCAACGGCTACGTTGTTAGTGCCAGTGGTAATTGCAGTACCCGCTTGCATTCCTACGGCAGTATTAGAGTTACCTGTTGTTACACCACCCAAAGCATTCCTACCTAATGCTGTATTTTCTACAGCGCTAGTTATTGCATCACCCGCAGCATATCCAACTAAAGAATTACTATCACCCGTAGTAATCGCAGTACCTGCTTCGTCACCCACGACCACATTATAATTACCACCGCTAGTAATGCTGTTACCTGCGTTGACACCTAGCGTGAGGTTACTTGTACCTGCGGATACAGTTGCTAAAGCAGAGCTAGGGTCTGTATAAAACCTGAGAGCACCGCCTGATACAAAACCTAAAGTGTTTGTGCCGCCCCTCGCAATACCTGTGTCGGTATCAGAAGCAAAAGCAATAGCTGGGGCGGCGTATGAACCGTTTGAAACAGTTACAGTGCCAGTAACGTCTATGCCTGTTGCAGTTGTTACAATCTTTGCTACGCTGTTGTGATATAGCGTTACACCAGCGTCTTTTTGAGCAAGTAAAGCATTTTCGCCGTCGTTCATCAGTTTGAGCTGTGGGCCGCCTTTAAGAAATAAACTGCCGCCACCTACGTCCTCAATAAAAGAATGGGAACCGCTGTGGTAAATTTGTAAATCATCACTAGCACCAAACGTAGCCTTGTCATTGTCGCCCAATGCTATGCCACCGTTGGCTGTGATTTCAGTAGTAAAGGTAGCCGCACCCACAACATTAAGACCTGCTGCGCCTCCCAAGATCAAGTCATCTGCTGACTCGTCCCAGAGCATGTAAGACCCAGAGGTAGCTCCAAAAAACTTAACATCATGCCCTGTGTCGTTAACGCCTACAGTAAGAGTGGAGTCAAGTTGAGTAGCGCCATCAACGTCTAAGGTTCCAGTAACAAGGGCTGTGCCAGAAACATCTAGGTTACCGTTAAGGTCTACGGTTGCAGTGGCTATCTGAATCTCAGTGTCTGCAACAATGTCAAGCTGTCCGTCTGCGCTAGAGTTAATGTATATAGCAGCGTCACGGAATTGAACTTTTTGAGCGCCATCTACATCAATGTCGTTTGATCCAGTGGTGTTACCAATAGCAAGTATTTCAGCTAGAGTGTCTGCCGTGTCAACTTGAGCGTCAACATACGCCTTTACAGACTGCTGAGTAACAAGTTTAGTGGCGCTGTTTGATGCCATGTTATCTTCATCAAGTATGCCCGTTACTGTTGTTGCATCAGCACCTTTAAGGGAGGCGAAAGTAGTAAGACCAGTAATAGTAAGTGTGCCCGCAGACAGTGTAACTACATGATCTACGCCTTCTAATACGTTGGTACCATCACAGTACACGAGCATTGTTTTGCCGTTAGGGATAGCAATACCAGAACCAGAAGCTGTTTTAACCGTGATTATCTGGCCTGCACCGTTCTTGACGATGTATGTTTTATTTAAGGCTGGGCAAACTACAGTACCTGCCGCACTAAGTTGACTACCCGAATCAGTCAAAGTCAACATAGCCGCACGCGCTTCTGCGGTAGTGCCATTAGCAGTAGTCAACGTGTGAGAGTTACCAGACCAAGTGTTTATGACTAAGCGTCCGGCAATAGCCTGCTCTATCATGGAGGTTATGTTATCGTTTACTACATCTCCCCATGTACCACTAAGTTCGCCCTGCACGGGTAGTGCGAGTTTTAGGATCGGAGTATATTGCGTTGTCATCTGTTCAACCTCATGCGGCTATATTTTCCCAATTCGGGTCTTGTGTGTTCGATACCCCACCCCATCTTGGAGTCTGACTATCGTCTATGTTCTGCCAGTTGGGGTCTTGGTCGTCATCAATCTCCCCCCATACTAATACTTGTCCTACATATACTACCGCAGATAGCCCAATTACGGAAATATCTGCATCAGCGGTGGTTACTACCGTACCTAGTTCGGCCTCTGCCTTTAACCCAGTAACAGGTAGGGTTATACCTACCCCAATGGCAACGGTACCTAACACTGCTTCTGCGGCTACGCCTGTTACAGATACATCTGCTTCAGCGTCTACGGTTAGAGTGCCTACAGCCCCATCAGCTTCTACGCCTGTTACGGTAGCGTTTGCTTCAGCGTCTACTGTAGCTGTCCCTACAACTCCATCAGCTTCTACACCCGTTACTGTTAGGTTTGCTATGCCTGTTGCAGTTAGTGTACCTACAGCTCCTTCAGCTACTACGCCAGTTACTGCTACATCTGCTTTTGCATCTACTGTAACGGCACCTAAAGCAACAGCTCCGGCAACGCTGGTAACCGTAACCTCTGATTCAGCGTCAACAGTAGCTGTACCAATACCTCCAGCAGCTTCTACGCCCGTTACTGTTAGGTTTGCTTCCGCATCGACCGTTACAGAACCTATCGCTCCTTCTGCGGCAACGCCATCAACTGATACTAGGGTTAAGTCGGTACCCCAAGACGTTTGGCCCCAAGCACCTTTGCCCCAACCTACATACTTAACAGAAGACGGCATATAACTACCTTATGGAGTAGCAATACGTATGATAGCGTTTGTAGCGTCTGCTGCGGGAAATTGCACAGTAAAGTCCCCGGCTGTAGAGGTTTTATCCCCGCCGAAATCTAGTACCGCAACCGCTGGGTTACCACCCCCTGCTTTATAAATAAGAGCGCCGCGAGCAGTAATAGTAGCGTCAGCCCACGTAGTATCTGCAAAGTCTAAGAATGCAGTGGTACCAGACGAGGCAGGAGCAGCAGCAATAGATAGTGTATTTCCTCCCGCAGTATAGTTTGTACCTGACACTTCGTTAGTGGTAGCGTACGCAGTAGTAGCGGCACTTAGAGTTACGCTAGACGTGTACAACGCGATTTTAAAAGCCTGTCCAGTGTTACTACTAAAATCCATCTCTCCATCTAACAGAGCGACTTTAAAAGAAGTACACATTGCTTGTGTTATTGCCATTTTTTAGTTCCTCAACTAACTGGTGTTCTGAATTGTCCAGAACGATATGTATCTTCACGTAACTTACCGTCACCAAGATTCTTTAGTAACCCTATAGACAACCCAAACATTTTCTCGTAATTAGATACAATATCTGGTTCGCCTTTCATAAATCGTATTGCTTCTACTAACGCACCGTTTAACAGTGCGGAGTCAAATTCATCTCCCAACCACGTAGTCCCAGCGGTAACTATAGTCTGAGGGTAATACCCGTAGTGAAGCTCCATACTATACGCCGCATCAGGGGTAGGCCCAAGCATAAACGAGTCATCATCAAAGTACGCGTAGTGTTTTGGTAACCCAGTACCTGTGTTATTAGGGTAGGCTTCGCGTAGGAAATTAACGTCTTTGTTCAGAAGGAACGTATAGTTACCGCTACCGTCTATAACCGCCAAAGAATACGACCATAAAAAGTCAGAGGGCATACCTAAATATTGATTACCGTTAGATAGCGTACCTGTAACATTCCTACGCAGTGCGGGTATCTGAACTGAGTTATATATCTTTTGCTCTGCCTGTTGTGTAAACATAGCGAGCTGGTCATCTGTGAATGTGTTCTCACAAATGTCTTGGATATTAGCTTTCAGTTCTGTGTAATTCATAGTTTATGCCATTGGGCCGCGGGCCATAGTGCCTTTTGTTGCTGCGCCAACTCCGCGTACTTTTATACCAGAAGTCTTAACGTCCTTCATACAGGGCTTACAGCCGCTAGAGTAGGACTGCACGCCTTTACTCTTAATTACTTTTATCTCTTTCATTATATTGTTCCTATTAAGTAGTTACTGTAACTTGCCCTATATTACCAGCTATTGTTAGCGCGTTGGGAGTTAAATTATAGGGATCAAATCCTCCGCCTACTGGGTTCCAACCCCACTGGGTATCTCTACTGCTGTGATCTCCTGACTCACCTAAACTAGTATCAGGGCGTGGATCACGTAATGCTTGGGGATCGTTTACTGGAAATTCCCCTAATCTGTTCTGTGGCTGATCTTCGTTCCAACACTCAGGACACGCTTTTATGTTAGTGTCTCTATTCTTAACTATGAGGTTCTTCAACTCTCTTAGTTTGTACTGAAATCCACATACATCGCATAAAGCAATGGCTTTTTTACTAGAAGCAAATTGAGCGCCCATAGTTATACGTACCCTATACGAGGTACAAACCTAGCCGAGGTCTTCTCCCTATCTTCTCCTGCGGCCATTTCAAACTGCTCGTCATACACAGCTTTTAACAAAGGCACTCGGTCAACCATCTCAGGCAGTTTCATAGCTATATAATAAGCTAATCCCGCTACCAGACAAGGAAAAAACCTAAAATTCATGTCCGAAGTCTGTATACCACTACCCGCGTCTTCGATCCTACGCATACGCCAGTAGTATAAAACATAATCGTTAGTATCTGGTACAGGCCACACGTTGGCTAGAGGAGCATCACGCAACCGCTCTATGTAAAGCTGGATGGGCCTACCTTGTGTTAACTTGTTAGGGATAGACGCGTAAGTACTCACACTAACACGACTTATGGTAAGGTCAGTTTGAGTAGCTACATTACCGCTACCTGTACGTATCTGGTGTTCTAGTAAGTCTATGGTATCTGCTGGTAAGGGATACTGCGTCTGCCCTTTGACTAGGTTTATAGTGCCGCTATCTATAGTCCACATGTTAATGCCACGGTTCTGCCACTCGATAGTAAGCAGGTTCATGGAGCGTCTCGCAGTGCGAAGATCATAACCAGAACGCATTTCACGACCAGCACGTTCAAACGCTTCTTCAGCGATCTCCGTGAAGTCCATGTTGAATGCGGTAGTGCCCGATGTAGCCATTATTTACCCCACCCTGATTTAGCTTTGACTTTGGCTTTGCTAGAGAGCTTACCGTAGTGGAACAATTTTACACTAGTCTTACTATGGGTTTTGCCCGTGTGAAGACTACCATCAGCCATCTTGTGTAGACCGCCTTTGTGTTCTTTTCCGTCTTTTTTGTAGTGCTTAACGCCCATACCCATTATTTTTTACTCCGCTTAGTAGCTGATACTCGTCTAGGCTTACCTGCTGGCTGCCCTAGTCTTTTCTTCTCCGCTACCTTCTTTTTCTTCTCGGCGCTAGACATCTCTCCCGAGGTCTTGGGGGTCTTCTCAGATACCCGTTTAGAAGGACGACAGTAAGGAGTACCTCTACCATCACCCTTCTTCCTACCACAAGCCTTACCAGTGCTAACGTCTTTCCAGTCCTCTTTGAACCAACGCTTTAACGAAGCACCTTTCTCTGTCTTGCGTATCTTCTTACGCATTACTTACCAGCCTTTTTCTTCCGGCATTTAGCAATGGCTCCCGAAGCATATGCTGACGGGAACACTTTGTACTGTGACTTTACTTTAGTGTAGCACGCGTCTTTTACTGTACCACCTTTCTTGTATCCACACGCGCTAGTTTCTTTGCGGTAGTAATTACGCATTATCGCATCTTACAAACTTTGCCACCACGAGCCATGCCGTAGCCACGAACTGATTTGCCGGCACTGTACTTGGGCATTTCTGCCATGCCGCCACTCATCATCTTCTTAGTGCGCATCTTAGCTTTTTTAGATGATGCGACTCCCGCCTTTTTAGCTTTTTTAGGTGCGACTCCCGCCTTTCTATCCGCAGCTAGTGTAGTTCCTTTAGCTCTAGATGCGGCTCTCACCTTTCCTTTAGCTCTAGATGATGCGACTCCCGCCTTTAACTGCTCAACTCTATTTTTCTTATTTACCCTCCCACCCGATCCTGTTCGCCTACGGTCGGCTAGGGAGAGTGTGTCTTGGTCAGGTCGTGCTAGCGTTGGTACTGGGGTCGGCTTTATTGCGGACTTAGCCAAAGCAGTTTTTTGAGCTTCAGTTGCAGCCTTAACCTCTTGCTTGTTGTCCATACTAGCGGCGTCTATAGCTTCTTGTCGAAGGTTTACACCCGATAAATTTTTTGAGTTTTTAGATTTTGGCACGTTATTTCTCCTATCTCATCTTACAGGCACGTACACCTTTAGTTGCTTTACCAGCACCACGAACCTTACCGCCGTCCTTGTACGCCTTGGCCATACCACCAGCCATCATCTTGCCTTTACCGTCAGCCGCGTAGTCGGGAACCATCTTACCGTCTTTTCCCTTTACCATGTTTAGCTTTCCGCCAGCACTCATCATTTGTTTTGACATAGAACTTCTGTCCATTTTATCTTCCTTATTTTTAGGCTTCTTAGGGGTACGTCCATCATCTTCGTACATCTCAAAAAATTTCTTTTTCCCTGCTTTTCGTGCTCCTTCAGGAGAAGAGGCTTCGTCTAACTTGGCCTGACGTGCCTTATCTTTCGCAGTGGGCAGGTTACCCATTTGCTTTGACTTAGAACTTTTATTCACGCTATTCTCCTAGCACTTCCATCGTTTCCTAGCTTGCCGCAACCTTGAATTAGGGTCTTTAGCAGCCTTTGGAAACTTCTTCATTTGTCCAGCAGATCGGGCGCAGTATGACTTACGTCTACTAGCTCGTTTGCCAGTTGGTTTATCCTCGGTAACCGCAGTCTTTAACTTAGAGCCGGGATTATTACGCTTATACTTCTCTACACCTTTGGCGGTCATACCCGCGCCGGATTTAGTAGGGCGTTTATCACCACTACTGATGGACATACCTTTCATGCCCACTCCGCCGCCTTTCTTATAGTACTTACGCATAAAACAAAGTTATAGAAGACATGTTTACAGGAGAATAATCTACATATCCCCCATCCTTAAACAGTATTCCATCGTCAGGTATGTCAGGGTATTCAGAACTAGTAGCAGAGCCTACTGTGGCAAACTGCATACGAACACGACCTGTAGGGCTAGTCTCTCTAAATGTAATAGTACCTGCGGTACCTGTATTAACAGCATACAAACCCTGTAAGCGTAATCTACCGCCAAATATAGGGGCTGATACACTGTTAGAAGTACCTGCGCTTACATTACCTGCGGGATCACCTACTGCTGTAATAGAGGTAATAGAAGTCCAGTACCCAACACTAGTAGATACACCACCATCAGTACCTGCGAGATTTTCTGTAGCCGCATTTCCTAGTTGGTCTAATCCAACAATATTAAAAGAAATAGCGTCATCGTCCCCAGCACAGGTGATAGTAATCTTCCTAGCAGCGTCAAGTGTAAAAGGACTACCCCCAACAAGTACGAGTGCTGCGTTGGCGGCTACCCCCGCCGCTGTGGATATAGCCGTTGCACTTGCTACTGCCGCAGATATAAATGTCGATTGAATGTCAGAAGAAAAAGACATAATCTACTCCTTACGGTTGGATTGCAGTGTTAAACGCCTGTGCATACATTACAGTAATTACTGCGGTACCAGCGTTAGTAGCCGCTGAAGCAGTTACATTAAGACGTAAATCAGAAGAGCCAGTGTCTTTCCACACTAGTGTTCCGCCACCTTGGGTAGTAATAGTTTTTAGACCCGCAGTAGTACCAGAAGCTAGGGTGTTAAGGAATGTAGCTGCGCCACCGCCTTCTTGTCCAACACTGATGTTGGTAGTAGTATTAGCTGCTACTTCTAGGTCAACTAGAATATTAACAATCTTAGAGTTTGCAGGGATAACCATGTTGGTATTTACAGCAGCTAGAGCGCCGCCAGACAAGTCAGCTACGTACTGTTGAGTCATTACAACATAGCCCACGTTAGCTACGTCAGTACCTACAGTAGTACCTACGGTGTTTCGGATGTTACCGGCGCGGATAGGGCCAGAAAAAGTGGTGTTAGCCATTATATAGTTCTCACATGTGAGTTAAGGAGAATCTGTCTACATGTCGTCAGTCGGGTCTGTCAGATTCACCGGATTGTTTCCCGATATAATAGAACATATCACAGTGTGTATGTTTAAGTCAAACATAAAAAAGGGGGCCGAAGCCCCCTTAGTACAGCATGTTACTAAGCGATTAAGCGCCGGGTGATCCGTAGATACCCAGTGGATCGGATACGCCGAATGAATAGCGTTCACGAGCCTTGTAACGGCTGTTGCCAGTATCGAAATCAGCATCCATAGAAGTAGCCATTGGGCTACGGACAAAATGCTTCAGACCATTTGGCACGTCGGTCATCATAAACCAAGCGTCAGTGTCAGTCAGGTAATGGTTGACTGCATATCCGCCGGGGACTGCGCCGTTAGACATAATGGCGTTGATGTCGTTGTCAGCAGTTCCTACACGGCCTTCAGTCTCAAGCAAACGAGTTGCAACAAACTGTAAGGAAGGTGGGATAACTAGCTTCTTAGGCTTGGCCGCGATCAAAAGACCACGCTCATCAGTGTAGCCTGCTACCTGAATGATAGCCGCTTCCAAAGAAGTTTCGTTAAGGTCAGCCGCAACAGTAGGACGGTTAGAGTTAGTTCCGCCACTAACCAAAGGGTGAGCAGTAGAACACAGAACCTGTCCATCACCGAAGGTATTACCAGCAGCGAAAGCGTTGTTCAGAATATCTGCCGCTTTAACTTGCTTGGTATATGCCATAGCGCGAGCCAGTGCTTTGGTGTAACGAGATGACAAAGAGTCATACAAGTTATCTTCAATCGCTTCTTCAGTGATTGAGAAACCCATTGCAACAGTTTCGTGCGTGTAGCGTGCAGTCCATGCTTCCTGAGCATTATCATACTCGATTGCAGAACCTTCTGACTTAGTTGGGGCAGAGCCAAAACCAGACAGTTTAGTTTCTTCTTCAAAAGAACGATCAGAGGTTTCAGTCTCGAAAATCTCTTTATGCTCTTCACCATACTTAGCGTATTCCAAACCAAACAGTGCGTTTAATCCGGGGAGTAGCTCTTTAAGTAATTGACTTCTTGAAATAGCCATCTAGTTATTCTCCTACGATGCCGGTACCAAATTGATGGTACGGTAGGTTAAATTTAACCAAGACATCAGTCTTAGCGTCGCCAATGGCAGAACCAGTCTTAGTTACAAAACCAATTACTTTAAACGCCTTAGTTGCGGTGGCAGTAGTAGCATCCAGAGCAACATTAGACTTACCAGTAGCAGTGTTTACAGAAGTAGTAGCATTCTGTGCGCCAGTCAAAGGAGCATTGTGACCAAGAGCAGCCTGAGCAATAGCGCCATCAGCTTGTACTTGGAAAGTTACGCCCGGATCGACTACTACATAAGCAGTAGCGTTGGCAGTGCCTGATGGGTAGTACTGGTTAAAGATCAACTGACCTTCAGCATTGATGTATTCACAACCAACGAATACGCCTAAGCCACCAATACTACTGCCGCCAAGGTTATTAGTAGTTGCGTCAGCGCCTGTACCAGAAGCTAGTTGAACGTAACCTGCATTGATCTCAACAAGAGAACCGTAGCCGATGTTCTGAGCTACGCCAGCAGGGGTAATAAGAAAAGCGTCACGGGCACCAGAATAAGGTGTACCGTCAGCTTTACGTACGGGAACAAACCCGTATGGAGAGGCTGTAGTTGCCATTTATTTCACCTATAAATAGAGTTAAGTTATGACCCATTACCAAAGGTAACATTCGTGCGTCTGTCGTTAAACAGGGGCATACGGGGGTCGTTTTCTCGCATCAGGCCGTTGTCAACTGATTGCATTTGCGCCTTACTCTGATCGTTATAGTAAGTGTTACGCTCTTCAACCATTTCAACAGGAGCTTTACATAGCATTAAGCCACCGATTATCAAGTTGTCTTTGAACTTTTCGTTCTCAATGGACACAAGAGTAATCTCTGGGTGGTCTGTCGCTTTTACTGGCTCCCAACCTTCGCGTAGTTTTGAGGATACATTAGTGGCATCAACATTGCCTTGCGTGCTTACACGAATCCATCGAAATGCGTAGCCCGACTCGGGATTAGGAGAAGGTAATACTTCTGGTCTAGTCCAAGCCGATTTGCGGGCCGTTTTTTCACGGGTAACTTCTTCACGTTTAATTCTGTTCTCTGCCATCATACTTTCCTCATCTCTTCTGCAACCTTCTTGGCGTATAAGTCTAGGGGTACCCCAAGTTTTTTAGCTATAGCCACCTGTGTCTGCGTTAATCGCACCTTTCGGGGTGCTGTGCTCCGCGTAGCGGGTGCAACCACATTAGACTGTCGCTTACTTGGTCTTTCCTCTAACTCTTCAGTTTCCCCAAATTCTTCAGGGAAGGTATTTCGCATACGAGCATTAATAGTCTCGTAGTAATCATCGCTAGTGGTGTCCACACCTTGCTTAACCAGCTTACTGTGTACACCCATAGCATAAGCTGTCATCTCATCATCAGAACCGAACCAAGAATTTTCACTTGCCCAATCGGACGCTTTGGTATCTGGCTGAATCGGAGCCTCTTGGGGTATTTGTACAGGAATCTCTGCTTGTTGTAAAGACTCCGGCTCAAAATCTCCTAGTTTATCTGACTTTATCTTAGCGGTCGTTAGTTTATCTTGCGCATCAAGTAGTTTATCTGCGTCCCCAGCTTCATACGCTCGTTTGTATGCCCGCTTTGCAGATAATACTTCTATCGCTGAATTCTTTTTAGCTTGTTCTAGTAAGGCTGCTTGATTCTTTTCTACGCTACCTTTTAGCTTGTTATTCTCATCAACAAGTGTCTTGGCAAACGCTTCCATTTCTTGACGTTCACGCTGTGATGCTTCTTTAGCACGTCTTTCGTCATGGTAACCTTTACTGAAGTGTTGTATACGCTTGCGTACTTTGTCCGAGTAATCTTCTAACTCGTCATCAGTAAGGTCTTCTGGGGGCTTAGATGCTTTGCGGCCCCTATCAGCCTTTGGCGTGTCATCAACAACCTCAACCTCAACTTCAATTTCTTTTTCTTCTTCCTGCTCAACTTCTCCCATTTTTAGGGCGCTAGAACTTTCTACCTCTATACCTTTATCCTCTTGTTCGTCAGGAAAGGTGTACTCTACTTTTTCAAATCCCATTATATACTCCTCACACTCGTGTAACGCCACGAGGATCGTTTACTACTGCTTCAATTGAATCATCGTTCATTAAACGATACTCAACACCACCTACTTTAAAACGCGTACCAGTATTGGCACGGAACATTACATAGTCCCCTGTCTTACACCAAGGGCCAGTAGTAAAACGCTCTTTATCAGAATACGCTTGTGCTCCCATATCGAGTACAACCCCGATAGTAGACATAATGTAGTCATTGTGCATTTCTTTACTGGACTTAATGATGCCACTTTCGCCATAGGTATCTTCTACTTCCGGCATGGCTACTAAGACACGGTATCCCACGGGGGTGGGTATTTGAAGGTCAAGCTCTTCGTCACTTTCAGCTTCTTTAGGTACTATCGTTAGATCAGTCATTATCATCGTCCATATAGTTACGCGAGAGGTCATTTACATGATTCAGACAGGAAGTGAGACCTCGTAGCATTCCTGTTACTTCTTTGTATTGAGAGAAGTCTTTAGCTCCCCCATTACCTAGAAATTCTGTTGCAGAGGACATATCATCCTCGATTTTCTTTTTAAGCACGTCAAAGACGGTTTTAGCCATGATTATTCCTTGTTACGTTTGTTTTCGACCTCGCTCTGAGTTTTCATTAAGTCTAGGTCGAGTTTAGTATTAGCTGTCCTTCTATCGGCAGCTAGTTTAGCTCCGGCTTTCTGAGCATCTATTTCCAACTCTTGTTTTTCGATTTCGAGTTGTTGCTGATCTATAGCCACATCAGCTTGGTCTTTCTGCGTTTTACGCTGTAACTCAGCCTGTTTGAGTTGCATATCGGCTTGGTCTTTCTGCGCTTTACGTTGTACATCCTGCTGCTTAACCTGTAATTCTGCCTGTTGTAGCTGGAACACGGGGTCTTGCTGCTGTTGCTGCGCTTGTTTCTGCGCGGCTTCTTGTTTATGTTGGTCGGTTAGCTGCTTGCCACCTTCGGATATGAGGCGTGACAACTGAACTTCAATCTCTTCAGGTAGCTCCTCATTCGGTGGGGGTAGTGCAACGCCCAACTTCTCTTCCATCTGCGTGCGGTATCTAAACCCAAGGTGTTCAGCGATATGCGCGTTGAGTGCGGCCATTATTTGCTGTGCTTGTGGGTTCTGCCCGATGGTCTGTGCGATCATAGGGTCTTGCATAAACGACTGGTGAGCCGTTATGTGAGCTTCGTGGTCTTGAGTTATAAACGCTTTTATAGGGGTACCTGTTAGCGCGTTCATGTTCTCGCTTACGGGATCAGCAGGTCTAATGTCATCTTCCGTAGGGACTAACTTATCAGCGTTCTTAACGCCGAGCACTTCAATCATCTGACGATGTAATTGAGGGAGGTTGTATATTTGTGGAGCTTGTTGCGACATCTGCAACACGGCTTGGTACTGTACTACTCGTTGAGCCATTGTAGAGCTGTTAGGGTCGCTTACAGGGATTACATCGACCATAGCGTAGTCAGACTGACGTGCTGATACTTCGCCTCTATTAGGCTGGTAATCGTATTCTTCTGGAGCTTCCTCGGCCATGATAGCTTTGAGCATCTTAAACTCTAGCTTCATAGCGTAATGTACGCGTGCTTGTACTGCTGCCATTGGTTTGAGAGTACGTTCTAGCAGGGCTAGTGTAGTACCCACTGGGGCATTAGCGGACATGTCAGAGATGTTCATGTCACTGATAGCGCCTAAACGACGGCCTTCAGTAGTGATCTGGTTCAGCAACGCTAGTAGAGTCTGGCTAGGCTCTTTATAAGGAAGAGGCATGATGTTCTCGCGGATGCTACCTGATGGCACATCAACGTCTTTAAACTCCCCCGGCTCGATTGGGGTGTCATCGCCTTTAATACGCAATCCACGAGACTTTAAGCCCCCCGGAAGGTTAGATAGGGTACCAGCGTCCACCAGTTGCCGTATAATCGACGTTCCTGCTTTGGCGTACCCACCTACTATGTGAATCAATCCAAGACCGTAGAAGCCAAATCCGGGCACGTACACGTAATGTACAAAGTGCTGGCGCTTCATGGTGAGCATGTCTTCTTCGTCCCAATTACGACGAATGGCAAGTATTTCTCCTGTGCCCCGCTCGATTGTAACTATGTAAGGTTTTGCTAGTCCATCTTCGTCATCTATACCTTCTATAACAAGCTCGGCATGAATCTCGTACACGGTATACCGATCATCGTCGGTGATGTCGTAACCACCTTCTTCGGCTTTTTTCTCTTCGATGTCTGTGTGGAACGGCTCTGGATCACCTAGCTCTACGCCTGCATAAAAACCACTAACTTGCAGTCGCATCATTTCATTCTTAGTCTTACGCATTACATGGGTAACACGCTCCGCTGACTCGATGTTAGACGCGCCGTAGGGCACGATAACGTCTTCTGCGGGGATATAGATCGCTACCTGTCTACCTATAGTAGCATCAAAGTAAACCTTCTTAAACGCCGATCCTGCGAGTCCTAGGCTATATAGCATACGCTCGTGTTCAGGACGGTACTCAACCATGTTCTCGGTAAGCTCGTAGTTCATGTCCGCTTTTACGCGTTCAGCAGCTTCTAGTTTATCCTTAGTCTCTTTACCTAAAACCTTAACTCTTACGGGGCCAGCGGCAGGGAAAGTCTCACTCATGGTCTCTGCTTGGAAACGAATAGCCGCTTCAGCAAGAACTGTAGAGTTTACGCCACAAGCGCCTTGCCAAGGAGTAGTGCGCTCTTCATACTTGAATCCTAGAATATCAAGCCCCTTAACGTATGTTTCAGCCCAGTCTTTACGGCTATCTACGTCAGCGTCTACCATACCTATTAGGTCACCTGATAACTCGTTTAGGTAACTTTCATCTAGTGCGTCTACCAAGTTGGTGTCAAACGACATAAAGTCATCTACTTCAACGCCCGGGATAATAGTGATCTCTACACTACCATCGTCCAGAGTAACCATCTCAGGGTCAACTATCTCTATCTCAAGCTCGTTTCCCCCCTCAAGTTCCTCTACTTCTACGTCTTCGATGCCTTCAGGAGCGGCGTATAAACCTTTCTCAATTGCCATTTTGTAACCTCTTAATAAAACCCGCTACCGCGATGTTTAAAATATTTGATCTCTTCTGGCTCATCAGTAGGTAATCGTATAAACCCACCCTGCCTGAACCGCATAAGTGCCATAACTGTAGAATCCACCAGATCGTCATTACTCATAAACGGGAATCCAGCGATCTCTTCTACTACTTCTTCTGCCCATCTAGTCTGCGGAACCCAACATAGTCCAGATTGCACAATATCAGATACAGAGTTTAATCGCGCTAGTTTATCACCAGAACCCCTATGAGGGGTATATTCTTGTACAAGTAGCCCCATACGCCGCATTTCTTGGTATAACGCGACTCCTGAACTCTTTTTCTCCACGATAAACGCGTCTGGTTCCCATTCTGTGTACTGATCCATAGCTAATTCTTTCAGCTCATGGAACTCCATACGCTCTTTTATACTATTAAGCAAGATTATATTATACGCTGAAGTCTCCTCATTAAGAAACACCCCCCACGTAGTCAGTGCCGTGTAATCCGCACGGTTGTGTTTCTCTGCCGCCGAGTCCAACGACATGATTATGTACTCACAACTGGGCGGGCGTTCCTTCTCCCACTCGTTCCACCACTCTCTTTTAACTAATGCGGCTTCTTCTGCGGTAGGTTGTTGCTGATACTGCGCATTCCACTGGAACACAGGCATGGATGCTTTGGTACGGAGTAACGCCTCAAGGTCGAAAAACTCAGGCCATAAGGGTTTTTGTATGGGCTTACCTGTGTCTTTGTCGTCTACATCTAGTATTGCAGGAAACTCTATGACCTCATACTGGTCAGCTCGCTCGTTCTGGGCCATATCCTTGACCACGCGCCCTGTCAGGTCGTCCATATGCCATCTAGTTTGGATGATAGCTACGCTACCTCCGGGCATCAGACGTGTACGAGCACCGAACGTAAACCACTCATATGCCTTCTCAAAGACGACAAAGTTGCCGTTAATCACGTCTTGCTCCGAGTGTGGGTCATCTACCAACAGTAAATGAGCACCACGACCCGCTAGAGCTGATCCAACACCACAGGCGTAGTACTCCCCACCTACACTAGTACTCCAACGACCGGCTGATTTAGAGTCACTGGCTAACCTTACGGTAGGAAATATGTCTGTGTATGCTTCACTAGAGATTAAGTTACGCACTTTACGTCCAAAATCCACCGCGAGGTCGGTTGTGTGCGATACCATCATCACTTTCTTGTCTGGATTACGCCCCAAATACCACGCTGGGAAGAAAATAGACACTAGTTGGGACTTTCCGTGGCGCGGAGGGATATTTACGCACGCTCTATCCTTATCCCCACTCTCAATAGCCATTAATAGGTCGGCTAGAATCCTATGATGCTTACCAACAATGAAGTCAGGCATCATAAGTTTACAAAATTCAATTAAATCGTCGTACGCGGCCTTAACTATACGTCTTTTACCCAGTTCATCGACAAGTTTCTCTATCTCAGCCACTTCATCGACACTAAAAGTATCAATGTTATCCAACATATGCTGGATTTCGTCCTGCGTAAAGTCTGCGGCGACACTACTCACCGGCTGCTAACCCTAACTCAGCGTCAAGGTCTATTATTTCACCGTTCAAAACAACTTCATCTACCGGATTTACTAGCTTCTCTAGCTTCCTACGCAGTTTTGCCTTCAAATCATCCGTTGACTGGTGTGTAACAGTCACTTCTGACTTCTCAGAGAACAGCCCTACGTCTGAAATCTTACCCAGTAACTCCAACGCTCGGATACGGACGCGTGGATCGGGGTTCTCGGTCTCTAGGATGAGCTTATTTGTTACAAGGTGGCGTACCGATACAGCAGATTCTACTACTGAGGCACCAAATTCGGTGAGTATGTTACCTGTAAGCACCAAAGAGGCAGGTGTTAGGGTAGCCATACGGTTGTTCGTGGCTTTCTTCGATGTTTTTTCGGGGTCGTCGGCATACGCTATAGCAATTTTAGCTGCTATGTCTTCGTCTTCTTTGTTGGGCTTCAATTCTAACCCGTGGTCTGCTAGCTCTAAGGCTGTAGTTCTTGCTGCTTGCGTACGGACAGTCAAGTCCACCGCAGGATCGTCATCAAAAAGCGGAACCCCTGTCTCGGGTTCGAGTTTAATCGTCATATCGTACATCGCAGGTTATTCACCGGAGGTGCATTTGTAACACACTTGTTTTACAGAAACAAGTATAGAGGAGTTGCCCATACCATTTATGGTATAACTTGCATACTAAACCAACATTTCAAATCATAACCAATAGCTTTTATAATGCACTCTTACTCACCAACCAAGGGCCAGACATGATTGTTTACATGATTTACTTCGTAATAATTTCTTTATTCGCTGTTGCAGTAGAAGACCTCTCCTAAGCCACACTCTAAAAATCCTATAAAAAATTTTTTCGTATCCCCTCACCGAAACAAGGTGGGGGGTGTCTCCTATGTTAGGGGGTAGGGGTCTCAAACTCAGAAAAAAGTGATTAATTCGTGGAAACTAGTAATACATAGAGCACTGGGACTCCTGTAGCGTGAAGTGGTGGGTGGGGGCGGGGTAGGTATCGGATCTTGGTGAATCGTGGGTTTGTCTACATATGTAGACATTTTGATTAGCTTGTAAGGTATCTATTGCCTTTTCGTGGTAACCTGTTAACATGGGAACCATCAAGACGCAATAACGCATCTTGAATAACTAAAGGTATACATTATGTCAAAGCTAAACAACACCCTAAGCAATACAGTAGCCAACGCAATTACTGCGGCCACCCGCAAAGATGTAGGGGCACGCAAGGCGGCTCAGGTAGCATACGATCTAGCTATTAAAGAGAACCACCATTGGACTCAATGGGTCGCAGTAGGCAAGGAACATGACGGCCACCAGTCGACCGCCACCGACGAACTGAGAGCATCGCTTCAGATGGCCCGACTCAAGGGTATGGGCGCGGCCATAGTCAAACTGGCTAACACGCCTACTAAGGCACTGAGTGAAGCACGCAAGGTAGAGAAGCGAGACGCTGGCAAACTACTGGCCCGATACATGTGCGCAGATAGGGATGCCATGCGACTGCGACAAGATAAGGCTTACCGCGACAGTAAGTCTAAGAAGGCACCGCAACAACCGAAGGGTGAAGCGACTGAGGCGGCACCGGCTAAACAGCTCGGAGTGACCAAGGAAATTGAGTTACTCAATCGGGTTAATAAGATCGCTCAGGGAAAGGAAACACCAGAGTATGACGTGGTCGCAGTGACTGCGGCACTGGCGGCACTGGTCAAACTGGTAAACACCCCAGTCGAACCTAAGCACTGAACCACTCACCGGCCATGGATGGCCACTCAATAAGGAACAACATTATGAAACCATCTACTCAGATTAAATTGATCGAAGATACCATAGCCCATTTACAGGCATGTCAGTTGAACTTATCACTCACTGGTAATTCTAGCAGGGATATGGATTCGGTATTGTCTGACCTGCGCATTGAGCGACAGTTAGCACAATCTAAATTAGGTAATCACCGATCAATCATTGATCACATCCTAAGCTGGCAATAACAACTGGCCCCTTTCGAGGGGCTTTTTTTTCGTCTATCAAAAAGTCTTTTGATACCAGTTTCATAGATCGCGCCGCGCCTCGCACCTCACACAGCGTGACGTGTTGATACCAGTTACAGCCTCCGCGTTGCGCCTCACGTCCTGACACGTTAGTGATACCAGTTATAGCCTCCGCGTTGCGGGTCAAGGCAAAAACGTCTACATATGTAGACAAAACTACAATGTTACCTTTTTCAGGGTAATGTTACCTCTCTGTACCTTTTAAAAGTAACATTATCAGATTGTGTGTTTTGATGACAAGTAATGATCTGACATACGCAGGGTGATCGAGGATTGCCTATCAGATTGTGCTGTTTCTTATCTATTTATAAAATAATTTATAATGTTACCTTTTCCTCAGAATTACTTAGGTACCAAGGAATTATTCGCTTTGTTACCTTTCTCTCACCGATTCAAACCAATAAAAATATCGCCCTGTAATTCCGTCAAAAAGGTAACAAAGTAACATTGTAGGTATATCAAGGACTTACCGACCTACACACAGGTACACAGGAGTACACAGGAGTACACAACACCGTTTCACACCAAACAACACGTTTAGCCACCATTTGACATAAGCCACCATCAGCGTATAATGGTTACATGGCTGAGAGATTTAGCCTATCAAGTGATACGTCATAAGATGTTATCACGCAGTAAGACAAACTAACTGTCTACATATGTAGACACATTCGGAGCAAGACATTATGAACAATACAAACGCACCACAGGTAAGCGCACCATCAATCGCGTCCAGTGCCATGTTAGGAGAACTCAAGATTAGCTGTTGGACTGGACGCAAGAAAGACAAGTCAGCATCAGCATCAGTGACTAGCCAGAACTATGCCGATAACGGTACGGCATCAGTCAATAAGAAGTTACTAGGTAATTGCGATGAGCTGACCGCCATCCAGAAATTCGTGGCCAATGCACGCAACATACACTACAGCATGACAATGCCGTGGAGCGATCTGGGTATGCGACTGCTACCTACCGCGCAGTACTTCAAGTACCACCAACAGATGACCGACCTACAGAACGAGTTTACAGGTATGGTCGATACGTTTTGTAGCAACTACACTTGGGAAGTAAGCAGGGCGCAGGCACGTATCGGTAGTTTGTTTCGTGTCGAGGACTACCCGACCGAGGAGTCTATACGCAGTAAGTTTGCGTTCAGCATCTCATACATACCGCTACCCGAGGCAGGTGATTTTCGTGTGGACGTGGGCAACGAGCAACGTGACGTTTTGGAGTCACACTATAGCGACTACTATAGTAAGCAGTTGGGGTCAGCCATGCAGGATGTCTGGGATCGTACGTACAAGGCTCTGTCTAATATGTCCGAGCGACTGGACTATGGCGGGTGCGACAAGAAGAAAGTGTTCCGCGATACGCTAGTGGACAACGTGCTAGACATGGTAGAACTGCTTAACGTGTGTAACGTATCAGGTGACAGCCAGATGTCAGCGATGGCACTCAAGCTAGAGGATGCGCTACGCGGGGTCACTCCCGATGGGTTACGTAACAACGAGTCATTCCGTGCCGAAACTAAACGGGCAGTGGACGATGTCATCAAGTCACTACCATCATTGGGGATGTAAGATGTATTACGTTGAAGCCTATGATTCAAACGACCGTCAGGTACTGGGCAACCTAGATGGGCAGACGGTGTTACGAGTGCGCAACTACAAGCGCACCAAGCACTACAAGAGCCTACGCACGCTACGCACACACCGCGTATCGTATTACAAAATCGTGGCCGTTGATGGTCGCATTGTCGAGACACTAACCAACTAAACTGTCTACATATGTAGACACTAACTAAGAGACTAAGTAAAAATTATGAATACACAAAATATGTACGCGCTATCGCTAGACCAAATCGCCAACGCTATCGCTACTGTTGGACACAAACGCACCATACTCGTACAGGGTCACATGGGTAACGGTAAGTCATCACTGTTAAAGACGTTAGCAGAGAGATTCCCCAACCACACACCTTGTTACTTCGACTGTACCACCAAGGACTTGGGTGACATCAGCATACCATCACTCAACACCGAGGAGGGTTACGTCACATACCTACCCAACGAGGAGTTCGGTATACACCTAGGCAAGCCACTGCTTATTAACATTGATGAGTTAGGTAAGGCTAACCCCGCAGTGAAGAACGCCCTCAACATTACTATGTTAGAGCACAAGGTAGGCACAAAGAAGTTACCAGAAGGTAGCATTGTGTTCGCTACTACCAACCTAAGCGCAGAGGGTGTGGGCGATCTGTTACCCCCACATACCCGCAACCGTATCACCGTAGTCACAGCACGCAAGTCTACCAGTGACGAGTTTATCGACTGGGGTATCAACAACGAGGTCGATCACAGTGTGCTAGGTTTCGTACGTGAGTTCCCGCAGGTACTACAAGGCTTCGAGGATGTGAAGAACCCCGATGACAACCCGTACATCTATCACCCCAAGGCGCAACGTGCCGCGTTTATCACCCCAAGATCATTGGAGGCCGCTAGTGACGTGCTCAAGCTACGCGATATGTATGACGATCACAGCCTAACAGCTTTACTCATGGGTACTATCGGTGACCGTGGAGCTATGGACATGATGGCGTTCGTGAAGTTAGCCGACCAACTACCTAGCCTACAGTCTATCAAGGACGATCCGCTCAACGCCAAGGTACCCGAGTCAGCATCAGCTATATGTATGACAGTGTACCGCGCACTAGGTGCGATGAACCGTGACTGGGTAGATTCATGGGTGACATACATGCAACGACTAGACAAGGAAGCGCAAGGTCTATTCGCTAATGGGTGCCGCAGTAATACCTACGCACACCGTAACGTAGTTATGCAGAGCAAGAAGTTCACCGAGTGGGCTATGCAGAATAACTACATGTTCGCCGCAGACAAAGCATAGGGGGTAGACAATGTTAACTATAGGTAAACAGCTTACAGCAGAGGAGCGACTGTCCAAGGCAGTCGTGGCCATCATGGGGCACCCCAGATACACAGCACTAGCAGGTGTATTGATGATCGGTGAGAAGACGGTCGAGGATGACATACCGACAGCCTGTACCAACGGGCGTGATGTGAAGTACGGGCGTGAGATGGTAGACGCGCTCATAGATTCAGAACTACGGTTCGTGGTACTGCACGAGGACGAGGGACACAAGCTATACCGTCACCTCACTACATGGCGGTGGATGTATGACATTGACCCACACCTAGCTAACTGCGCGTGTGACTACGTTATCAACATCAAGATCGTCGATGACAACAAGGGCGATGGGTTTGCCACAATGCCAACTGGCAAGTATGAGGGGCTGTTAGATGAACGGTTCCGTGGCATGGACTCCGCGCAAGTGTTCAACATTCTACGCAAGGAGCAAGAAGAACAGCCCCCCGGGCAGGGTAGTGGTAATGCCTCACAGGATAACGAGTCAGAGGGTGAGGGTGAACAGAGTGGAGGCGCTACCACAGGCTCACAAAACACCGCAGTAGGTCAGGGAAGTGGATTCGATGAGCATGACTGGGATGGTGCGCAGGAACTATCCGAGGAGGAGCAACGTGAGTTGGCGCGGGACATTGACGAGGCAATACGTCAGGGTGCTATGGCCGCAGGTAAGATGGGTGGTACTGGCAACCGCGATCTCGACGAGTTACTACAGCCACAGGTCGATTGGCGTGAGGTACTACGTGAGTTTATACAGACAACGTGTGCAGGTAACGACTACTCTACATACGCACGGCCCAACCGTAGGCTAATGAGTCAGGGCATCATCATGCCATCTGGTATCAGTGAGCAAGTTGGCGAGCTAGTGATTGCCATTGACACGTCAGGTTCTATTGGTCAGGGGGAACTGACCACGTTTCTATCCGAGGTCAAGGGTGTATGCGACACAGTAAAACCTGACAAGATACGTCTGTTGTATTGGGGTAGCAGTGTTGTGGGTGACGAGGCATACGACATGCACGAGCTAGACAGTCTGGTTACATCTACCAAACCCAAAGGGGGTGGAGGCACTGATGTCAATTGTGTCACGCAGTACATGGCCGACGAGGGTATCAGGCCACAAGCATGTATCGTTCTGACTGATGGTTACTTGTACAGCGGTTGGGGGAGTTGGACTTGCCCCGTCCTCTGGGCGATACTGGATAACAAAAGCGCAGTGCCCGACGAGGGTAAGGCAGTACACATCAAGTCGAGGGATATGTAATGTATATACGCAAAGACGTTAAGTACTTGGTGCTATCTCTAACATTGACGGCACTATATTTGTTTGTAAACAACATGGCATACAGCGACTGCGTGTTAAGAGGAGTCTGCTAATGGC